GTTAGCCAGGCTATACTCGTTTATGCCACAGAATCGCATGAACCCATACACCATAGAACACATTAACAAATAATTTCCAAGAGATGTATTTATATCCCCACTCATACGGCAACCTTCCTTACGATAGGTAACTGTACCATCAGGCACATATCCCTTCCCCTTATTATGTAGTTGCCATTCCAATAGCTGGTCTAAGACCTTACTACCCGGGTATAGAGCCCGGTAGAAACCATGCTCAAATCGCAAGGCATCCACGGAACAGTGTTGATCAAATCTGGAGGCATCAAGTCCAATGGCTACAGGCCTATCAAACCTATCCCACTTTGTCTTAAATATACCCCCCACCTCATCTGCTGTGTATCCTTTGATGCAAGTCACTTCACCGAAAACTGCGTCCACTGCTTTCATGAGTCGACCTTCTAAATGCCGCAGAAATCGTCCCAACTCTACGTTGTACCTCGGGTTTCGAGGCTGAATAACCCGAGGTGCAGGATCACCTTTGCTAGTCGATATCTTCTCCGCCTTAACAAATGTTGTCAAATGACTATCACGCTCACAGACGGGAGAGATATGCAGACTCTCCACAGCCCGTGTGTAAGTACGTAATTTCGCCCCGCTGTAGTATGATAGAAACCCATCATACCCCAAGCGTTGGGAAAATCCGACCTTCTCACAGACCGCTTTCCTGAACGGGGAAAGACTAGCAAAAGCCCCAGGTTTGGGTTGTGGAGTGCGAACGAGCCTTCCCTCTCTCTCAACACAGAAGACTCTCTCCACAAGACCACGTTTGAGGTTTTTCAGGCAATGATTATGTACTAAGAACCGCGCCTGTGAAGGGCAACCTGCAACCATGTATAGATTACGGTCCTTAGCTTTGGGAGGTCCTGCACGAACCTCTAGCACCTCCTGGGGGAGCAACACGCCAGATGGGATATCTCGATCGACCTGTGTCACAACCCCAGGGAGACGCACTAGGCCCCCCTATTTCACCCCCAGGGACTCCGTAGAGCCCCAGAGTTGGCACGCTTCCTCCGTTCCTTCTGGGTACACAAAGCAACAGCCAATTGCGAGAG